AAAGATGCAACAAGCATCTCTTATGCGCAATCCTATATGGCAAGTTGCTGCACAAGCACAGGCAAAAGGTTCATTAGCAGGACTTGGACTTACTGCTATTGGTGAGGCTGAGCAAAAAGCTGGCATTAATGAGCAAGATGCTAACCTTGCTGCACCATATCAAGGTTCATTGGCTAATGCAGTTAACTTTGCAAGCATGTTTATGGGTCATCCAACCATTGGTTTAAAAGCTAGTCAAAATGTTGGACAAATTGTAGACGCTGCTCATGGGGCATTGAGTGACACTCTTGGTCCAATTAACATGGATTATGTTCTTAAAAAAGGATTGGGTATTTCATTAACCGATCTTCAAAAGAATTTGGGCAATGAATTTGTTAATGACCATTTTCTTAATACTAAAGTTAATCAATATGCAGCATCTCATTATGCCGATGATGCTTTACAAACTGCAATTAGAGCTGGAACGGTAGATAAAAATACTCCAGAGGCTGCTAAATTGTTTAGTCAATATGAACATGAAGCATTAAGCGATCCAGCAGGCGTTCTTGCGCCAGCACGTGACTCTTTAATTCGTCAACCAGACGTACTTGCAAATTACTTTAAAAAAGATTTTGCTAATCAACTTGGTTCAAATGTTCGTAAAGGCGTAACAGATACTTACGATATTGCGGATAAAAACAAACAACGTTTTTATGATGCAATGAACAAGTTAAAATCAGCACATTCTGATGTTTCAGTAATGCTTCAAGATGAGCATCGCAACCTATTTCACGGTTCACGTACACAGGCAAATGTAGAAGATTTGCTAACACATGCCTTGACCCAAGATTGGGGCAAGCGTCAAACACCATTTAATGATCTTGTTCGCAGCAAAGTTGAGGCAACATCTTTAGGTGAAGGTTTAACTCCTAGCGTTTATCAAGGTAAGGCTTTGCCACCTTTGTATCACACTAACTCAAAAGTTAGTGAATATATGCCAGACCCTGCCACGCTTGAGTCTACAACTCGTTACGGCAAAGGTATTCGTGCAACTGCTGACCCAGCCTTTGCTGGTCGTACACATACAAATGTTTACACACTTCGCTACAACCCACTTGAAAATGAAGAGCCATCTTTTCTTGATTTGACCAAGCGAGGATCTGCTCAATCTGTTGCGGCAAAATTGTCTCAAATTCAACAAGACCAAAATGCCCGTAATGAAATGGGCTTAATGGTTCCTGGCAAGGGTAAAAATACCCTTGTGGGCGTTGACAAAACTGCATATACTAAAGAATATAAAACATTTGCTAAAATGCTTAAAAATGATAGGGACCATAGCGGCGGAGATTTGCTAGATGCTTATCGCTCAGCACTTGCTGCTGGTGGTAAATTAAATAAAAATGATATTGATAGCCGCATCTCAGATGTAACTAAAACCATTATGTCAGACAATGGTCATACTGGATTTAAATATATTGATAAAACTGGCAAGCAAATGTATGTTGTTAATAGTGATCGCGCACTTGCCAACATGACTCAACTTGATCCAAGTTTAACAAGAGATAGCCTTATTCCAAAGTACCTTAGTCAGAACAATACGGTACCACGTGGTGCTTTGGGTATTGCTCGCAAAGATACTTTTATCCAACAAGATGCTCAAAATACTGCAAATGCTTTTTTTAAGCGTTTGTCTAAATCTGGTTATGGACCAGAAGTAGAGCAAGCTCAACAGGCTTTGCAATTTGAAAGTCGTCGTTTGGCTAAAAATCCAGCAATTGAATTAAACACGCCTCTTCCAAAGTTAGACCCACAAAGTTTGGACAAAGAATCACTTAATGTGCTTAATGAAGCACGTGGTATTCTTATTAAGAAGCTAGGTTTTGACTCACTTCAAGTTAATAAACTTGACCCAATTGAAGCAGTATCTTTGATCTATCGTGAATCTCATGGTCTATCCTCTGAGGCTTTCTTGCCAGCAAACGCTCCAAAGGCTGTAACTGACGCTGTCGCCAAATTAGCGGAAAAAGGTTACCGTCCAGTTCTTGGTACCGATATTGGGCATGCTTATGAAACACCAATTTTACATCCAGTAATTGCAGATCAACGCACATCATTGTTGCGTAAAGCAGCATTAGCTCTTAAATTAGACCCATCAAAGGTTAGCGATATTTCAGTAGCGCAATCTCGCGATACTGCTGTAAAGCAAGAAGTTGATCGTCTTTTTGCCTCTGGCAAAGTTCAACCATTTGTAGGCGATAATTCAAGTACAGTTGTTAACATTCTTCGTGACTATGCACGTTCTGGTCAAAGCGCAAATAGACTTGCTGATAAAACAGCAAATGCTATTCGTGGTTGGGGACAAGATAAGCGTGAGCAAATGATTACTCAACTAATGGGTAATACAGATAATCTTACAATCAAGGAAGAAAAAGCATTACGCGATGCTGCAGTAGCTAAGGCCAATGAAGTATTTGGCTCACAGCGCCGTCTTTCAGATCTTAGTTATAGTCAAATGGTTAAAGCATTGACCCAGCCTGTGGCAAAAAGTGCAAAAGATTACCTTGGTGATGTAACGCCACGTTACACAGTAGAAGATGCTCGTAGAATTGCTAAAGCAGTAATGCTTGGGCAGGCTAAAGCACCTGGTTATACAATGGGCCTTGGTAAAGGTGAAGATTTTATTCGTGCATCTGGCGCTATGGCGACCAATGCAACAGCTTCTTTCTTTGGTAAAGTACCACTTCTTAACAATTACAAAATTGGTGAGGGTGCAATTTCTCGTGCGGTAACTTCTTTACCTAGCGATTTAACAGCTCTTCGTAACCAATGGCGTTTTGATCTTAACCCTATCTTTGCAATTCGTCGTCTTGCTAAAACAAACGTTAAGGCTGCTACTGAGGGTGTTCCGTTAACTCGTAACCCTTATGAGGCTATGACTCGCCTTGGCATTAAAGATGATGCTTACGCCATTCTTGGTCGTACCATGCCAAAGGTGTATGAGAAAGCTCAAGATCTAGATAGCCTTGATCGTTTCTTGTCACAAAATGATCCATTTGGTATTTATAATCCAGCACATAATATGGCTTGGCAAGCATATCATCTCAAGCAACTTGGAATGGCAGATGCTGAAATTGCTCAAAAGTTGGAAAAGATTAATACTTATGGTGATCGTACTCCACTTGAACGTACAGTTAACACGATCTTTTATCCATTTTCATTTAACAAGACATTGTATAAAAACATTGGTGGTTATTTAATAGACCATCCTGGTGAAAATGCTTTGCTTAATGCAGGCTTTCAACTATACAATCATCTTGATCCAAATAATAAAAACCCAAACAATGGGTTGCAAAATTGGTTTAACAACCATTTGCCAATTATTCAAGATTTTCAAAAGTTAAATGCTTTTGAGCATGGAACTGGATTAGGTCAATTTGGTGGTATTAACGCACCATATCTATCTAACACGCCTTATGTTAAAGAGTTTATGAACTTGTTTAGCCCACAGGCTATTACACCTGGTAATGCTACAAGTGCATTAAAAACTTTTACAAATATGGTGCCAGTGCTTAATGAATTAAACGGTCTTCTTTTTAACTACAACCTTAATACTGGTCAAAGCGGAGTTAAAGGAATTTACGGTGGAAGAATTGCTGAAACTGGTAAATTTACTTACTGGTCATTGCAAAATCTTGCAGAGCACTCAGTAGATTTATATAAGCATTTTACGGGTCAAAAAACAAATCGTCTTAATTATACATCAAACCTTACGGATCAAGCACAGATTCAAAAAGGAATTGAAACGGTAACCGCCCTTAAAGTTCAACTTGCCCCGCTTCTTGGAAGTGGATTGTCATGGCCAAAAACAGCAGATGTTCCAAAGGCTGTGCGTGGTTTAAAATACAATGCAACTAGCCTTGAAGAATACGCACATGCGCTATATCCAGGCTACGAAGTTGGAGCAGCGGTTGGGCCAGCAGTTATGAAAGCAGCTGGGGCAACTGAATATGTACAGAACCTACAGGGAACATTTCGTTTTGATGCGTACAACACGTTTCAAACATATGCAGCATCAGCTGTAACAAAACTGTCAAAAACAAAAGATCCTGCGACTATTCAAAATCTTGCAATGCCACTTCGCAACCTTGCTGTCAACATTTCAGAACAAGATCCACAGTTCCTCAAATTCTACAATAAATACTATGAAGCATCACTTGGTCCAATTGAAGGGTTTACAAAGTAATGGCGATTAAAAAAAATACCCCTGCAATTAACTTGCCATCTAATACATTAGAACAATTGGCTAGTGGCGCTGGTGGTACTGGCAGCATTACTTCTGCAAAAGCCCAGGTAAATGCTCCAGTTAAAAATGATTATAATTTTATTGTTAATGGTAAAGTTCCAACAACTTTAACTTTTGGGCAACTTAAATCTCTTCTTGGCGATTCTGTTAATAACGCACCAGCCATTCAAAGAATGGCTTTAGATATTGCAAATGTTCCAGGGACATTAGGCGACCTTAAAACAATCGCAACTGATGGAAAATTAAGTGCTATTGATCAAACATATCTTGGTAATTATACATTAGGCCTTATTAATAACAATAGGACCAAAGACCCAGTATCCATTGCGGATGCTGTAACAAACAAAATTAATCCACAATCAATTAACCCATATGCTGTCAGTTCTCAAATCAATCTTAAAAGCATAGATCGTCCAGATATTAATGCTGTAAAATCAACTGTTAATGATTTGTATTTACACTTATTGGGCAAAAATGCTTCAGATGCTGAAACTGCAAAATGGGCACAAATTTACGACAAATATGCTGCCGCTAATCCAACATCACAAACAACTGGCGCTAATACATATAGCCTTACAGCGGTTCCAAGCACATCAGGTGGAACAACAAATCGTTTGCTTCGTTCTGCTCAAAATGAAACTACAATAGCAAATCAATTAAATCTTCAAGATTTTGCAAAAAATCAAATTATCCAATCTGGAGACTATAAAGCATACCAAGCTTCTGGGGCTGCATTTAACTTATTGGGCAATATGGCTGCTAAAGATGCGGGAGTTGCATAATGGCTGGATCAACTAAAAAAACTACAGCATCTTCACAGGTAGCGTCTGCCGATGCTGGGCTTGGCGGATTACTTGCTCCAGGTTCAGATTTTGCACAGATACTTCACAATCAAAATTCTGGTCAGTATGCTTTTTGGAAAACTGCAGACTCTAATCTTCCAGCGGTTCAAAGCGGCACTGGTTATTCATTATGGAACTTCATTAATGATGCTGTTGACAATGGGTGGATTAGCGCAACAGACCCAACAAATTTTGAATTAAATCTTAAAAAAACAGACTGGTATAAGGCTAACGGAGCACAAGCCTTACAAGCGGCAGCTGACAAATATACAGATCCTACAAAATATGCTGCAGAACTTCAACGCCGTGCAGATGGAGTTATGGCCCAAGCTACAAGTCTTGGTTATAAATTTACTCCAGAAGTTGCACAAAGCGTTGCTGAATCAACACTCATGGATGCTTATGATTCAAATATTTACGGATCAAGTGATTATTCAGCAACTCTTCAAAGCAAAATTGTTGCAGCCGCACAGGGTGCTGGAATTGCTCTTAGTGGCGGCACTGGCACTCAAAGCGGAATTGGTCTTGTAAATCAACTTCGCGCATATGCTACAAGTCAAGGCGTTTCAATGCCTGAAGATTTTTATACAGATGCTGGATTTAAACTTACTGATCCAAAATCTGGCATGACCTATGATACTTATGCAAATAATATTAAAGGATATGCAGCAACAAAATATTCTGGATTTGCTGCAAGAATTAATCAAGGTGAAACTGTTGCCAATATTGCTGCCCCTTATCAACAGGAAATGCAAAACATTCTTGGTATTCCAACAGGCAGCATTGACATTACATCAAGTACTGGCGATGGAGCTTTAATCAATAAAGCCCTTCAAGGAAATATTGATCCAAGCACTGGACTAGGCACACCTATGCCAATCTGGCAATTCCAACAGACGCTTCGTCAAGACCCACGTTGGAGAAGCACACCCGACGCTCAAAACTCAATGGCAAGCATTGTTGAAACTCTAGGCAAAACGTTTGGAAAAATCTAATGGCAATGACAGATCGTCAAGTAGAACAACAATTACAACAAGCGGCTGTTCCAGATACTCCAGTAACAGCAGGAACTTTTGGAACCGCAACTCCCGCTGGTGCGATTGTTCTTCCAGATGGATCTAAAGCTCCAGGCAGTGCTTCAATGGCTGGACCAACTACTACAGGGGCTGGTTTATTGGGTCCTGCAACAAATTTTGTTGCAACACCATCACCAACTGTTAAAAACACAGTAGATTCTACTGGCAAAATAATAGGTGTTACTACAACTACTTATAATTGGGATGGCACACCCAACGCTCCACAATACACACAAATTGCTTCTACGGGTCCAACAGGTTCAACTGGCTCCACTGGGCCAATGACTACAGATTATATTTCTGCTGCTCAACAGCAGTTAATGAACTGGGGTATTCTTAACGCCAATGATCCTAACTCAACAGATCTAATGAATCAGATTACAACCCTTGCTCAACAAGGTGCACAACCAGATACAATTGCTTTAACAATTCAAAATTCTGCTGCTTATGCTGCTCGTTTTTCAGGTAACGCTGCTCGTACTGCTGCTGGTTTTTCTGCATATAGTCCAGCAGATTACATGACTGCTGAAAATAATTATCGCAGTATTTTATCTGAGTCTGGTGTTCCAGATAAATATCAAACACAATCTTTTCTTGCGAGCCTTATTGGCAAAAACGTGGGAACGGCAACACTTCAAAACTACGTCAACATGGCAAGCCAGTTGGCGACAACCCAAGATCCTTACATGCTTCAAACTGCATATCAACAATACGGTTTGACCCAAGGTGATCTTATTGCACACTTCCTTGATCCAAATACGGCAGTACCTGTTCTTCAACAACAGTTTGCTGGTACTCAAGTTGCGGCAGAAGCAGCTCGTCAAAACCTTGCTCTTAATCAACAAAATGCTTTGAGCCTTGCAGCACAGGGTGTTACGCAACAACAAGCCCAAACAGGCTTTACAAACATTGGTAGCCAATTGGCTCAACAACAACAGATTGCCGCATCATTGGGTGGCAATGCTGCCAACATTGGCTCTGAATTAACTGCTGCTCAATTTAACGCAAACGTTAATGGCATTTCTGCGGCACAAGCACAGCAAGAATTAACACGTCAACGTGCAGGACTTACAAATCTTTATAGCGGATCATCTGGTGCAGGCAAAGGTAGCCTTTACACAGAGCAATCTGGCGTAAGTTAATTAGGTTCCATCACTACCCATTGGCATAGTGATGTGTATTTAAAGACCAAGAGTGGGAGCTAGTACCCCTTCCCCTGGGGAGTGCTATGGCCTGCGATCAACCAACATAGAAAAGGGAGTGCCACATGGCAGACCAATACGAAGATGATGACTTTGATCTTGAAGAAGATCAACCATCACAAACACAAGACCAGAATGGTCCAGCAAATCTACGCAAGGCTCTCAAGAGAGCAGAGCGTGAAAAGAAGGAACTGGCTGATCAGCTAGCTTCTATTCAGGCAGACCTTCGAGGACGTTCAGTCAAGGAAGTATTGGAACAGAAAGGCGTATCTTCTAAGATCGCCAAGTTCATTCCTGGCGACGTAAGTACGCCTGAGCAGATTGATGTATGGCTAAATGAGAACGCTGATGTGTTCGGATTTGCCACACCTGAAGATGCTCCGTCCAATGAACCAACACCTAATGCTCGTGAAACACAGCGAATCAATGCCTCTCTTCAAAACGCAAATACCCCATCTCGTGATGCAGATACTGCCTCGAAATTGGCTGGCGTTAAGACAAGAGAAGAGCTTGACATGCTTGTTTTTGGTCAGAAGGTTACGGGTCGCGGACGTTAATT